ATTTTGGTTTAACTCTCCTTTATTAAAAGCGTTGTAGAGTTTTAACGCTGCATTTTCAAATCTGTTCATAATATTGTTTTTTTAATTATATGTAAATATACAATGTTTTTAGTTAAGAATCATTCTAAATTAAATTTGTGTGTCTAATGGTTCCTAGGTAGTGGTTGATTAATTTTATTTGCAACTTGTGTTAGTTTCATAACTCTTTTTAACATAATGTTAAATAGCAAACATGCCTTTTCTCTTTTTACTAAGTCAATGTTTTCATCTTGGCACACCCTTATTAATTTATGGGTGCGTTGATACCAAACGTCTGCAAAGTTATAGAACTGCTCTTTTGTTTTAACATCTTTATTTTTCATAACGTAAATATACATAAAAAAACCTTACCGATTAAAGTAAGGTTTAAAATTATTCTTTTATTCTCTTGGACTCTTTTACTTTGTGTAAAGGTTTGAGACTAGGCATTAATTTTAAAAATTCCTTTTTGCTTTTATAAAACCAATGTGATACAGCGTATATTTCACGTCCAGCATCGTAGAAAACATACTGCCATTCATATACTGGCTCTTCTTTTATTATCTTAGCCCATAAGCCGTTACTAAATATATTACAACGACCGCAAAACAGGCTACAACCGTCAAAATTAAAATCATTCGAGGTTATTTCATATACACCATGGAAACTAGGATAGTTTTTTAGGTTTTGCCTATACTCAACACCTTTCTTATACCCTCGTCTCTTCGCTTCTGCTATAAGAGCTGATTGCCACTCTTCGTCTGTTGCTGGTGTAGGCTTGCAACCTAATTGAAGACCTATTCTAGCGTTCCAAGACCCTCTATAGTCAAAGCCTTTTTGAGTATAATTACCTGTTTCTCCTGAGTATATAAATAACATACCTTCATTTTTATACCACTTACCAACCTCTAGTGTTGCTTCAAACAAACTAGGAAAGTCTTTTTCTATCCTAGTCTTTAATGATTGGCACGCGTCGTTGTGGTAGCTCTTAATCGTTTCTTCTGTTACCTCTATTAGTGTTGGTACAAAATGAGGGTCTATTTGTTTTTTAAATTCTTCTATTTTCATTGTTTTAGTTTTTATTATTGTTGCGTAGTTGTCATCTTCCCACAAGCAGTAATTTGAATTATTTTCTGCCGTGCACCAATACATATCATTTTCTTCATGTATATTACTAACGCCTGTGAACTCACTTCTAAGACAACTCCTTACTATCTCGGCATCCTTAAATAATCTTGTACTTCTTCTAACGTTGGTTTCATAATATTGTTTTTAAGTTATAAGCAAATATACACCTTATTTAATTAAGAATGATTATAAATAAGCGTTCAAGGCTCTGTTATTCTTTTGTTACTAATTGCCTAGTAGCGCAAAAATCCTTTAAGCAATTATCTAATAGAGTTTTGTTGTCGCACACCTTGTAGAGCTTCTCAAACTCGCTAAGAACCATTGCTATTCCCTTGTAGTCTAGCTCAATCATTTGTATTTTCATGATATTTTTTTTAAGTTATAAGCAAATATACAGCTTATTTAATTAAGAATGATTATAAATAGACTACGATACATGATAAACCCCTTTAGGTTTACCGAATAGCTCCATAATACAATAGCGAATGCCGTCTATTGCGTGGTTGTTTATATCGATAGGCTTGTTAAGTCGCTCTCCTGTTCTAGTCTTTGCCCATGTGTAAGATTGAAATTCTTTTATAATGTTCTTAGATCGCTTAGTAATGATTATGTCTTGCTCTTGCATTAATCCTATGCCGAAGTTAATACTATCAGCTCCTTTCTTGGCTGCTAGAACTCTTATACCACCTCGCTTAATCTCCGCTATACTCTTAGGCTCTGCTGCATCTGCATATATATACAGAGACGTGCCGATCGATTGCTGCTTACATAGCCTTATAATGTCTGAGTTAAGTAACCCAGTGGAATATACTTCTTCATCTAGTATAATGCTATCGTTGTATTTGTATATCGATGTGATAGCGGTAGGATCATTTGTATATCCAAAATCCATACCATGACCTAACAACCTTGCACCATCAGGAACTTGATCTACTTGTTTGAATGATTCAAAGATAACTCCTTCAATACCTCCTGTATTACCTAAGCCGTATACCTGCCATTTGTTAGCCCAATACTCGCTCTTAATAGTGCCGTCTTCGTTGTAACCTTTCTCTTTATATCTTAGTATCTCGGCTCTCTCCTCTTTGCTTAGATACTCATTGTCTAAGAATGTAAGTTTAATAAAGTCGCAGTCGTCGCGTGGTATAACTTCTTTATGCGCCCAAAACTCCACGTTAGGGTTATAGTCGATTATAATGCGCTTGGCCCTACTGGTTAACTCTCTGTAAGATTCAAAGTTAATCTTGTTTGCTTCATTGACGTATACCAGATCAGAACGTAGACCCTTACCCACATCGTCTTTATCTAATCCAATGAACCGGATAAACGAACCGGTAGGGAAAACTATTTTAGGCGATCCGAAATCGATACCTGTCATCTTGCATTTAATGCCTAACTGATCTATTATATTGATGCAGTCCTTTAATACCGTGTCACGCATCTTTGATAGTTCAGAGGATACAATGTAGTACTCTTTGTTATTCTCTTGTGCCAGTAGGTCGATAATGATTATACACGCACTGTAAGTCTTGGCTGCTCCTTGTGATCCTTGTAAACACCAAATGCGCTTTTTTAGGGCGCAGATTTTATTTAGGGCTGTAGTTGCTTTAATCATTCCTTATATAATTAATTAGAACAAGGACGCAATAACCTATCACAAGTAAGAAACAAACAACATGCTCAATCATTTTCGGTATCGATTAAAGGGTTAACCGAAAGTATCTGCTGCTTTATCTTATAGCCACCCGTAGTTAGATCAACGTTCTTCTGTATACCTCCGTAGACTCTATCAAAGTACATTCTTACAGCCCAATCTTTACCAGTGTCAATTCCTAACTCTAATGCTAGTATTGCTTTAGGGTCTAGGTGCGCTAGCTTCTCTGCTAATTGCTGCTCCTCATCCTTTGACTTACGCCCCGATCCTTTTCTTGCTCCTCCTCTTTTTTCCATTTTGAAATAATTTGATTAATCAAAATTAGTTATTAAAAAAACTCAACGCAATTGCATACGCCTTATCTAATTTTATGTGCTGACCTAAATTTATTGGCGGCTTTATATCTATATCTATATTTTTCTTGTGTCCGATGTAGCATTGTACCAAGGCTATTTTTTGTAATGTATTATGCATAATATTAGTATTCGTTATAAACCTCGTCTACTCCCTTGATCAATTGCAACCATGCAGACGCAGTACCGTCACAATTTCGGCACGTTGGATTGGTTATCCTACCATAGATCGCCCAGTTAGTATCTTCTATTAAATCCATATGAGCATCTTTTAAAACTCTCAAGTTAGATTCTTTAAACACTTTCCAATCGTTGTATTGCTGCTCAGTCATTTTGCCCTTCGTGGAATTAAAAGGTACTAGCCTATTAAGAACCTTATGACGCCTTTCGCATCCCTCGCATTTGTTTATACCTAGCAAGGTAGTAAAGTCGCTTATAACGTCTCCTAATGCTTTGGGGCTTGCTATCTGTTCTTCTTTAGTGACAAACTTTTTCTTTGTTGTCTTCTTGTTTGTACTTCCTTTAGGTCTTGCCATAGTGTTTTATTTAAGTGATAAGTAAACTTCTTTAATTTCCTTATCTTGTGATAAATTTTCTTTAATCTTCTTAATATTAAGATGAATCGTTACGTGGTTCTTTTTGTAAAGATACGCTAATTTTCTTAAAGACTTGCCATCTGCATTCATTAAAGCTAGTTCCGCATAATATGCATTGTGATCTTCTAGCTTTCTCTTAACTACATTGTCCGCGTCGGATGGTTGATAGTCTATTTGCTCATGGGTGTTATGCTGTAGCTCTGTGATTAAATCTAAAGAGATTGTTTGCAGTTTGTTTTTAAACGTGTCTCGATACAGATTTTTTAAAGCCCAGTAAACATAACCCGCATCCGTTTTTGTATAGTTGTTACGATGAAATTTTAAATACATCTCCTGTACTAAATCATTTGCAATGTCTATATCGTTACAGATTTTAAATGCATAAGCTTGCCACTTATTATTCTGCTTGCTGAGTTCGTTTAGTATATCCAAAATTTATATTTGATTGTAAAGATACACTATTTTTTAATACAATAGCATTCTTTTATTTCCATCCAGCAATTGCATTCTGTCTTTGGTTCGTCGGTGTCGTGTGTTATAGTCATGTGTATTCTTTTTAATTTGTTTTTATACGTATGTGTATTATTTTTATCCGTTGTTATGCCACGTAATTGAATATGTTTTATTCAACCATCCTACTGTGATTTTTTTACTTGTTCCCTTCTGCCACTCAAAAGCTAATAAAGGAAGTATTAATATTGCGTTCTCCATATCGTTTATTTATAATTTTCTGTTAACTCGTTAATCTTATTTATTAGCTGGTTACTAATTTCATCATAAGATAGTGATTTTTCCATTAACTTATCAAGATGCTCACCAGCAATTTTGTTTTTTCTTAAAGTATATTCTTCATTACTTAGATTTCCTTTGAACTCGTCAGGCTTAATCTCCTTTATCACTTCATCCCATCGATAGCCGTTTAATTTTGTATAGATGTTTTGCATTAGCTCATCCATAGAAGTTAGTAAGATATTGTTTAAAATCTTTACTGGCTTAATACTATTGTCTTTGCTTCTGTGTGTTATTACTTCGCTATACAAAAATAAATAGAGCTTTGCAAATGGTTCCTGCGAAAAGTTTATACTATTTGCATCCTCGTTATAATTTTGCACGATAGATTTAAGCGCGGCTCTGTCTGCATCGTTAGGAGTAATGGCATTACCACCTGAGAAACGCGTTATAAGTCTTTGTATTGCTTTGTCTGTTTTCATTTAGATAAATTTAATCTGATTAGTTCAGCGTTAGCGTGTTTAGTTAATTGCCTGCCATACATAAATATAAATCTATAAACATCTTTCATTGTTTCTTTGTGAGCACAATCATATAGCATTGACACTACCACGCAATCTACATATATAATATCATTGGCTATTGTTGTTTTAAATCCTGTCATCATTTGTATCTCCTCGCTAACACTAGCAACGTGATCCATGTAATTGTATTCTTTCATATTGTTTGTTTTAAATTAATCTTTGAATTGCTTTGTCTGTTTTCATAACTTTAAATAATCTTCGTGAGTTAACGGCTTCATTCCTTTTCTGTCGCATTCAAT